ACCTCAAAGCTCTCCCGCAGCACAGGCGGCAGCTTGTTCACCCAGGTCTTGAGCTCGGCATACAGCGCATCAAACAACTGCGCCGCGGTCGGCGCCGTCACCACCGACTTCTGCGGATACCGCGTGCAGGCGTGCCAAATCAGCACCCAACTGCACACCGTCGACTTCCCCACCCCGTGCCCCGCGCGCACCGAAATCCGCCGCTCGCCCCTCGCGACGGCACGCATGAACTCCTCCTGCCACGGCAAGGGCTTCGCCCCCAGCACGTTCCGCACAAAGCCCACCGGGTCGTCCCGGTACCGCGTGATGAACGAAACGAACGTCTCCCGGTCAGCCTCGCTCATGCAATACCTCCCCGCACACGCACAGCCTCAAACAACCGCCGCAGCACATACGACCGCACCAGCGAGACAACCGTGAAAATGGCACCGATTATTAGATTGTCGGAGAACGAAACAGCAACATCAAACAGCGGGAACACAACCAGCTGCGCGGCCAGAGCAACCACATATCCAGCCGCCACATTCACCGCCGCCTCAACCAACGACATCGCGCGGGACTGCTTCACGACACCAAGCGCCCCGCAGCCACTTCCTCAAACGTCCGCCCGTCGCCCTCAAGCACAGCCTTCTGCCCCGTGAAGTCCTGCCAACGCTTAACTGCCACATCGACATACGCCGGGTTCAACTCCACCGCATACACGCAACGCCCCGTCATCTCCCCGGCGATGATCGTCGTGCCTGAGCCGCTAAACGGCTCGTAGACCGCTTGGCCGGGGCTGCTGTTGTTCTCAATCGGGCGCTTCATGCACTCGACCGGCTTCTGCGTGCCGTGGCCGGTTTCGGACTTGCGGGGCTTCTCGATCTGCCACAGCGTCGACTGCTTGCGCCCGCCGTCATAGTGGCCCTTCTTGTTTTTGCGGACGGCGTACCAGCACGGCTCGTGCTGGGGGTGATAGTCGCCCCTGCCAATGACGAACTGCGACTTGCCCCAAATAATCTGCGCCCTGACCCCAAAGTCGCAAGCCAAAAGGCTCTCCGCAACGACGTGCGCCATATTGCCGGCGTGCCAGACATAGGCCACGTCGCCAGGGAATAGCGCCCACGCCTCGCGCCAGTCAGCCTTGTCGTCGTTCAATACCTTGCCCGTAGCCCTGCCGCCCGCCTTGCCCCCTAGCGCAGCGTCACGCCAGTCGGCGCTGTACTCCACCCCATACGGCGGGTCCGTCACCATAAGGTGCGGCTTCACCGCACCCAGCAGCTTCCCCACCGTGTCAGCCTCGGTCGACGACCCGCACGCAAGCCGATGGCGCCCCAGCACCCACACATCGCCCAGCACACTCACCGGATCAACCGGCGCCTCCGGCACCTCGTCAGGATCCGTCAGCCCGGCCGTCTCCTCAGCCAGAAAACCCGCCAGCGCCTTGTCGTCAAAACCCAGCAGCGCCAAGTCGAAATCCATACCCGCCAGGTCAGTCAATTCGACCTTCAGCATCTCCGCATCCCAGCCCGCATTCAACGCCAGCTGGTTGTCCGCAATCACATACGCCCGCTTCTGCGCCTCCGTCAGATGCCCCAACTCAATTACCGGCACCCGCGCCTCGCCCAGCTTCCGCGCCGCCATCACGCGCCCATGGCCCGCAATGATCGTCCCCTCAGCATCAACCAGCACAGGGTTCGTCCAACCAAACTCCCTAATGCTCGCCGCTATCTGCGCCACCTGAGCGTCGCTATGCGTCCGACTGTTCCGCGCATACGGCAGCAACACCCCAATGTCCCGCCACTCAATCCGATACGAGTCCGACCGGCTCATTCGCCCTTGCCCTTTCTTTTTTTCCGCGCGACCACCCCATCACCAACAACCGGGGGGGAGGGGGGCTCGCGCAATCGAAGCCCACGACGCAACGGGCGCGTAGAAAGCGCGGGGGGCGCGCACGCGGGCGCCCCCGGTCGGTCGGGGGTGCCGGGGGGGTCTGGCGGCTCGACCGCCTGGCCGCCGGCCACCACGCGCGCAGGCGCCACGCCCCCGCCACCCTGCCTTTCCCCACCAAAGGCAGGAAGGCTTGCGACATCAACGGCTTGCCCCTCGATGTACCCGGAACCATTACCCGCGCCCTTACCCGCGAGCTCCTTCAACGCTTCTAGGTGCAGCGTGTGCGTATGCGTGACGGTCGCATCTATCTGCGTCCGGTCGCCGTAAACCTTTGGAAGCAAACGAGAAGCGGTCCACTTCATCGCGTCCAGCGCAACGCGCGCAGCATCGGGTGGGATCTTCCCCGCTAAGACCGCAGCAGAGACCTCGGCAATGCGGTCGGCGTGGTTTAGTGCCCGCTGTTGTATCGCGCGCGTGTATTTCTGGAGGAACACCTCATCGCGGTTGAGCCACGTCCAAATGGACTTCGCGTCGGGCATATCCTCGTCTTGGGAGATGCTGTTGACGGATCGGCCTTGGGCGACCCGTAGGCAGATCTCGTCGACCAGTTCGGGCGTCCTAATCGTCGGCCTAGCCATTACCGCGCCCCTCCTCCTTCCCCTTCGCCTCCCGGTACTCCTGCAGGCTGACGACCGGCTGTTGGCGGAGCCTGGCGAGCCTGTCGTCGTGGAGTGCTTGGACGATCGTGTCGAGGCGGTTGCGTGTCCATCGTGTCAGGTCTTCGGGTTGGGGCGCGGCCTGGGTCAGGATGTCGTCCCAGATGGCCGCGCAGTGGGCGTCGAGGTCGTCAGAAGGGGATTTCGTCATCGGGGACGGTGACCTTCTGTGCGGGCTGTACGGTGGCGCCTGGGAAGGCGGCCTTGGCGGCTTCTGCGAATGCGGCTGGCTGCCACTGGGACCAGGCCAGCAGGAGTTCGGGGAGCGTGACGACGGTTTCGGGGTGGTCGGAGTGTCGTGCCACGGCGTCGGCGTCTCTGGGGTTCAGCGCCACCGTATACGGCTTTCCGTGCCAGGTCATCGACCATGTGTTCGGCGGCATGGGTGTGTGGCCGGCTTCGGTGGCGGCTTGGTCGAGGGCTTGCCAGCCTCGGATCATGACCTGGGCGCGGTGAGTGATGGCCTCGAGGTCGTTGTCGTGGATGGCGGCGTCGAGTTTGTCGGCGGCCTGTCCGAAGCGGGCGGCGAGTTCTGGGGTGACCAGGCGCGGCAGTCGGTCGCAGCCCCACTTCGCTTCCAGCGCGTGTGCGACCTGGTCGAGGGGTGCGATAGCTGCGGCGAGTGCCTTCCCGTGCGCGATGCTTCCCATCCGCAGCAGCGCCTGATCGGCGGTCGAAAGTCGCTTCATCTTGCTCATGGTCCTTCCCCGCAAAATGTCCCGCTCGTACCGGGACAACGGGACACCCTTAAGGGTGTTGTCCCGTCTGTCCCGGTCCCGGTCTGCGGTTTTGTCCCGTTTGTCCCGGCTGTCCCGATGTATGTCCCGGTCAATGTCCCGCTCCTTGTCCCGCCATTTCGCGGTCTGTGGGCCACCACAAATCCCCGTGGTGCGCGGCGAGGCTGCGGTCTTTGAGCGTGTCCCGTGCGCGCTGGAAGGCCTTCTTCTTGGCCTCTTGGTCCTTGGTGCTCTCCAGGTAGAAGTAGGTCCGCCAGGTGTCGACGTGGACGCAGCGGACGTGCGTCGGGATGTGGTTGGAGGTGGCCGTGTCGCCGTGGTTGGCGATGGCCTTGCGTAGGGCATTGAGGCCGTCTGCGACGTTGCCGGTCAGCTTCTGGGGCTTGGCGGTGGGCGTGACCGGCCCGTTGAGCGGCTCCAGGGCCAGGGACGCGGCGTCTGGGTCGATGTCGGAGAGGCTGACGGTCACCATGCGGTAGCCGATTTCCATGCCGTCTTCGCCGTCCTTCTGCTTGGTGACCTTGAGGCGCCCCAGGCGTTCGGGGCTGTCGTCGTCGGACAGCTTGGTGACTTCCAGTTCGGCGTCGACGGCGCCCAGGAGGCTGGAGTGGCCGCGCTGGCCTCGGGCTTCGTCCTTGCCGGAGTGGTGGACGATGAGGATGGCGCAGTCGAGGGCCTGCATGACGTAGGCGATGACGGCGATGAACGCGCCCATGTCTTCGCTGCTGTTCTCGTTGCCGCCTGCGAAGGCGCGGGCGAGCGTGTCGACCACCAGCAGCTTGGGCTTGAGGCCTTTGGCCTTGACGGCTTCGACGAGGGCTTCGGCGTCCTCCAAGGTGGACCGGAGGTTCAGCTGCGCCCTGACGAAGGCGATGGGCGTGTCGGGCGGCAGGTTGTGGTGCTGGCGCAGCGCGTCCCAGCGGCGTTTCAGTCCCGCCCCGCCCTCGCCTGCTAGGTAGACGACGTCGCCTTGGCTGCATGTGCGGTCGAAGGCGCGCAGGCCCAGGGCGATCATGGCGGCGAGGTAGAGGGCGGCGAAGGACTTGTAGCTGCCGGGCTTGCCGTAGAGGGCGGCGAAGCCGGAGGCGGGCAGCAGGCCGTCGATCAGCCAGGTGACGGGCTCGTCCTTCAGTTCCCCCGCCATGACGAGGCGGATGCGCGGCTGCGGGCCTTGCTGGGCTGTCGGCGCCTCTGGGATGTCGTCGGTGAGGCTGGCAATGGGGGAGGCCTGGGCCTTGGCCTGGATGCGCTCCGCGATGCTCTGCTCGGGCGGCATGAGGGCGCGGGCTGCGGCCTTGCGGTCGCCGCCGTGCTGGAACGTCGCGTAGAGGTCGAAGGGGTCGGTGACGTGGCCCGACAGCGGGTCTTCGATGCCGTGGTGGGAGTAGGCGCACCAGTGGCCTCGGGTGCCGCGGAAGACGACGACGCCAGCCGTGCCGGTCGTGGATCCTGGCCGCATGTACCTGTAGGCCTCGCCGTTGGGGCCGTGGGCGTCGCGGTACATGAAGCGGTAGCCGTTCGCCTCGAGGGTCTGGCGGACGTACTCGAGGCCGTGCTGGTCGTTGAATGCGTCGATGACGCTGGGCGCCTCTGGGAGCGCCCTGGGAGGCGGCGGGCTGCTGGTGATGGCCTGCTCGGCCTTGCGCTGCTGCTGGCGCGCCTGCAGCCACTGGACGGCCTTCTGCACGTCCATGGGCTGTCCGTCGTGGCGGTGGGAGCGGAAGTCGCTGACGGCCTCCTGCGTGCCGACGCGGGGCAGATACCAGGGCTGGGACCAGCGGCGGTTCTCGGGGACGTCGGTGATGTAGACGCCTCGGGCGTGCAGCTGCTCGATCAGGCAGGACACGACCGCGTCGAGCTCGGCGGGGCTGGCCATGCGGGCCGGCACCAGGATGCGGTACTTCCAGGTGTCGGTCGTCGGGTCGTAGCTGTGGGTGGTGTGCGCGAAGAAGCTGACGCCGATGTCTTCCATCGCGGCGATCGCCTCGGGCAGCGGCGGCGCGCCTGTGTGGATCTCGCCCGTCTCCGGGTCGAAGCGGGAGTCGCCGTCGATGATGGCGATGTCGGCGGCGAGGAGGTGTTCGTCGGCGCGCTTGGGTTCGACGAGGTCGCCGCCGCGGACGTAGTAGCTGCCGTCCTTCGGCCCGACCTTGGGCGTCGACAGGCGCTGGCAGAAGTGTGCCCAGGTGATTTCCTTGGCCGAGAGGCTGACATCTGTGCGTCCGTTGGCGGCCAGGGCGATCTTTAGCCTAGCGGTGTCGTGCGTCGTTGTTATATCTTGGGACATCCGCGGATGGTTCCTGCGTTCGCGGTGGACTCGATGATGCGGCGCTGGTGATCCTGCACACCAGCGCCGCATTTCGTTTATCTACTAGAACTCATCGTCGACAGTGGTGGCAACGGGCGCCTTTGCGGGCGCGGGCTTCGGTGCCGGAGCGGGCTGCGGCGCGTCGTTGGTCATGTCGGCGGGCGGGGTGGTCCAGCCGGTGATGGACCACTTAGGCGCCTTAAAGCGCAGTTCGCCTTGCGGCGTCTGCACCTTGATCGTCTCCGTGCCTTCGATCGTGATGACCGGCATCTTTCCGGGGTTGGCGGCCTGCTGCTCCAGGAACTGGTCGTGCAGCTGGTCGATCGACCGCAGCAGCGTCTTGGAGGTGGGCGAGAACTCGCGCAGGCCGTGGTCCTTGAAGAACACGCGCACGCGCACGGCCTGCTTGTGATCGGCGGTGGGCTTGGGCGGCATCTTCTCGCCTGCCTTGGCCATCACGGCGTTGTAGGTCGGCGTGAAGGTGAGCCAGCCGATCTCGATGCCGGCGAGATCCATGACGACCTTGGTCGGCAGGGTGATCTCGACTTCGTTCTTCTCCCAGGTGCCGTCGCCTGCCGGCTCGCGGTTGACGGCGATCATGTCGCCGGACTTGGCGTCGAACTTGACGACCGGCAGGAACTTGCCGCCGCCGCTGCTTTCCGTGCTGAAACCCAGACCCATTGTCATTGCTCCGTTTGGTGCTGCTGAACCCCGCAGCCGGGATGTCGTTAGCGGGTGGCCTTCCACCACGCCATGAGGGCCGCGTCTGCGCGCCCGTCATCTTTCTTCCGCGCGAAGAGGTGCGCATATGCGGGGAATAGTTCGGCGGCGCGCTGCCGTGCGCCGTCCTTTCCGTCGCGCGAGCCCACGGCCTTCTGCCAGGCTTGCGGCGTGACGTACTCCACCGGGATGTGGAGCGCGGCGACGATGCCTTCGACCATGCCGACGCCGCGGCCAAACTGGAACATGGACGAGGAGCCCTGGCCTGGCATCGCGCCGACCTTCTCGAGCACGGCCACGCCGGCCTTTCGCGCGTTGATGAGGGGCGCGAGCATCTGCGGGCTGATCTCGTTCTTCATCTTCGCGCCGCGCTTCACCTCGACGGTCGGCATGTCGATGATCTCGAGCGTGCCGGCGGTGGGGGAAAAGAACGCAAGCGCGCCTGATGCGCCTGGGTCGATGGCGAGGATCACGGGCCTCATGTTTTTCTCCCTTGACGCACTAGGCCCATTGGGCCTAAATAGGGGGTATGAGCAAGCCGATCACTCGCCCCGCCGCCCTCCCCGCCGACGCCGTTGGCTTCGTCAGCCGTCGCAAGGACAGGCCGGAGCGCCTGGCGATCTTCCGCCCAGACGGCGCGCTGAATACGACGTACAGCCAGGACGACACGCTTGCCAGCCTGGACGCGCTGCTGCGTCCGCACGGCTACAGCGTGGACGCGGAAGGCATCGTTCGCCGTGTCGGCTGACGAGTTCCGCGCTGCCATCGCCGCGCTCTGCATGACGCAGCGCGACGCGGCCAAGGCGCTGGAGGTGGACGAGCGCACCGTGCGGAAGTGGGCGCTGGGCGAGCGTGCGGTGCCGGGACCGGCCAGGGTGGCGCTGCGGCTCATGGCTGGCAGTCCATCACCGCGTTGATGAACTTGGCGGCGAGCGGCGCGACAATCGCGTTGCCGTAGGCGCGCAGTCGTCCCACGCGGGCGGGAGCCCCATGAGCCAGCGGGAGTGTGCCGGGTTCAACTGGCCGCCACTTTCCGTCCCGGCACAGGAGCCAGTCAGCATCTCGCCAGAAGCCGTGAAGCGGGCTGGGCCGCCAGGAATCGCCTGCGGTATTTTCACCCCGTTCACCGCATCCCGCAGCCCCATCGCGTACTCGACCTTCCGCGTGTAGTCCGAATTGCCCGCGTCCTTGTTCGGGCACATCGGCGTCGGCCACCCGGCCAGATGCGTCGCCACCGCCGTCAGCGTGTCGGCCTTCCCGCGCCCCCAGCGCATCCCGCTGCTCTCGCCGTCCTCCAGGCGCGGCGTCGGCCAGCCGGCCATCACCGCGGCATCCGTCAGCGTCGTCCCTGGGTGCCCCGTCAGCGTCTCGCGTCGCTGGTTGGTAGCGGCCCGCTCCATGCCATCGTTCATGTAGCCGTGCCGGCGTGAGCCCACCGCGTCCTGCTTGGTCGGCGTCGGCCAGCCACCAAAGCCGCTGTCGGATGTGCGGCGCGCCGCCGCTCGCCGCGCCAAGATCGGCGGCTGCGATGGCATATCCCAATGCTTCCAAGTCAGCGCGAACAGCGTCGAGCCAGTCTCGGCCAAGCGCGCTCGCAACCTGTTCTCCAAGGACGACTGGAGGGCGGCACTCCGCGATGAGGCGGTGGAACTCGGGCCAGAGATGTCGCTCGTCGTCGGTGCCGCGTTGCTTGCCGGCGGCGCTGAAAGGCTGGCAGGGGCAGCTTCCGGTCCACACGAGTCGGTCGTCTGCCCAGCCAGCCAGTCGAAGAGCGTGGGACCAGACGCCGATCCCGGCGAAGAAGTGCGCTTGCGTGTAGCCACGGAGGTCATCGGGTTGCACCTCGACGATGGAGCGGGTGTCGACGTCGCCCGGCGCGATGTGGCCGGCAGAGATGAGGTTGCGGAGCCACTCGGCTGCGTAGGGCTCGATCTCGTTGTAATAGGCGGTCACTTCGCCGCCCCCTTCACCACCTTCAGCCGCAGCCCTAGCACGTTGCAGTAGCGCAGCGCGGCCTTCAGCCCGATGTCGCTGCCGCGTGATGCGGCATACCAGTAGGCGGAATGCGAGAGGCCCGCGCGCTTGCACAGGTCGCGCTGCGTCAGGCCTAGCGCCTGGCGCTGGTCCTCTAGGGCGGCGAAGAAGTCGCCCGGTTCGTCCACGTTGGCCATGTCGGTCCCTCTTTGGCAATTCATAAGCGCCTTGCGTTTTAGGCGCAAGGCACTTTTGAAAAGCAGGCTACTCGGCGGTGTAGGGCTCGACCTGCGCCCAGGAGGGGACGCCGATCTCCACCAGCATGTCGGAGTAGAAGGCGGGCGCGTCCTGCGCCTGCTCAAGGGCCACGCGGTAGGCGCTGGCGGCGCGCTCCATGAGGAGGCGACCGGACTGCAGGCTGCGCGCGTCGAGGGAGTAGACGCCCACCGCGTGCGGTGCGTCGCTCTCGACGGCGATGAAGATGAAGCGGTCGAGCTCCCAGCCGACGACCTCGCGGAAGCCGGCGGCGTAGTGGGCGGCCTGCAGGTGGTACTGGAAGTTCGCGATTTGACGTGCGAAGCCTTCCGGCGATGCGTCGCTGCAGGTCTTCACGTCGAGGATCGCGCTGCCGGTCATGTAGTCGCAGCGCGCCTTGCACGGCACGCCGTGCTGGTCCCAGAAGAGGGACACCTCGGCGTGGCCGTTCGCTAGGCCCGACGCGACGAGAGGATGCCGGCGCACGGACGCGGCGATGGCCTGGGCCTTTTCGTAGGCGGCCTCGTCCACGATAGTCTTGCCGGCGTGGTCCTGCTCGAACTCCTCTGCCGCCTTCTTGCCGATCGTCGTGCGCCGATCGAACTTCGGCATGACGGCGAACTCGGCGTCGAACTTCTCCGGCTCGAGGATCAGCGCGTGGGTGAGCGTGCCCAGGCGCATCGCGGCGGTGGGCTCCTTC